AATCTTGTCTGTTAGCGGTGGTGGGTTTATTGTTGATTCTGCAATTGCAATGTTGCAGCGTTACCAATGTTGGACAAAGTGTTGGACGTATTCTGTGCCTGACCAACATTTGCACCCGCTTGAGCAGCAGCCAAACCAGTGTTCAGGTTTGTCACGTTTTGACCGTATGTGCTACCTGCGCCAATACCTTGTGCATTTGCAGAAGTACCCAAACCAGCAATACCAGACAAAGTGTTGTAAATGTTGCTGCGCTGAGTGTTGTAGTTGTTAAACGCATTCTGATAAGCATTGCCAGCGTAATCTTGGGTATAGCGATTCAAACCCGTCAAGGTGTTACCAGACAAAGCACCGCCACCCACGTTTGCAGCACGTTGGTTAGCCATTTGGCCTTGACCCAACATAAACTGATAGTTGGGCGCAAGTTGTGCATTCAGATCATTGGCATCAAACTGGTGAGTCAGATACGGCATTTGCTGATTGATCTGAGTCAAAGCACCTTGACCAGCTTGCTGATAAGGAGCAATCGCAGCCATGTTTGTGCCGTAAATGTCTTTCAGCGTACCAAGAGATTTTTCAGCAGCAGCTTGTTGAGCAGCCTGACCAGCAGAAATTGCGCTGTTTGTACTTAGGCCGCCAATACCACTTAAAACGCCTTGGCCTAATGTTGCAATTTGAGCAGGCGTCAAATTAGAAAGTGTGTCGCTCATAAAATTTCCTGTCGAAGTCGCCGCAGGCTGAGTTACGCCCGTGTTTATTGCTGACAATGAAGTGCCAAGATTGCCAGCAAGGTTAGCGCCTGTGTTTACACCAGTTGCGCCAAGAGTGCCACCGCCAGCCGCAGCCGTTGTTAAACCTTGAGCGCCACCCATTGCATCCAAGCCTACATTTGTAGGGGCTACGATGCCTTGACCGCCGCCCATATCAGCAATGTTGCCAAGGGTTGAAGATTGAATGCCTTGCGCCCCACCCATACCAGCAACATCAGATTGACCAAGAGAATAATCAACCGGAGCAACAGGGTTAGTAAATGTTGTTGGCGCTGGTGCGTTATCCAGCATTGAAGTGCCTGTAAATGGCGTTTGATCTGGAACAGGATAAGAAATTGCGCCAGTGTTTGCAATGTCAGAAAGTGACGTTTGAGTCGGGGCTAGATATTGGTCAAAATTGGTAGGCAGTCCAAACGCTTCTGTTGGCACTGTTGCGCCAGAAGAAGACAGATATTGGTCAAAACTAGAGGGTAATGCAGGCGCTTCTGTGGGAACTGTCATTTCACCAGGAGAGCCACTAAACAACGCACCACCAGCACCACCCAACAATGCGCCTTGCAGTACATCACCGCCACCAACCGCAGCAGTACCGCCGCCAATGACCGCACCGCCAGCCGCAGCAGCCGCTGCGCCCGTAAAGCCCATCGCTTCACCAATAGCAGTCCCGATACCAGGAAAAGCTAAACCAAGGCCAACGCCAACCAAAGGACTGTGAGCAACGTCAGACACTGCACTTTCAGCAAAATCATAAACATCACCTAAGGCATTTGTTACCGGAGCCAAAAACGGTATGTTACTTCTTACCCATCCCATATCAATCCTTTAAATTAAATTCAGCCATATATGTTTTATCTGGCCCTTGATTTACTTTCTTGTATGAAACAGGAAATTTACAATGTTCAAATAATGAATGTATTTTTTCATTATCGTAATACGTGATTGCTTCGTCAAAATGCTTTGACAGCATGGTCAACAATGCGTTAATTCCTTCAACCAAATCCTTGGAGTTACCACCATTGACACTGTGAAACTCTACTTTTTTATTTGGTTTTTCTTCTAGCAAAAACAGTGTTTTGTCATGGTGATAATAATGACCGCCCCTAGCAACATAGTTCTTAAAAACCTTGTGCATATCTTCAAGACTATATTCTCGACCCGCATGGTTCTTTTTATAATCAGCGTCAATGATTTGGTCAATAGTGCTCATGGGTTGTAATAAGGTACTTTGAACGGTTGACCGTTAACCGTTACATTGATAAATCCAACAGGGTTGGCTGGCAAAGTTCCCGCACCCGTTGTCGCCGTTGTACTGCTGCTGAAGTTTACCAAATTCAAGAAGAATTGTTGCCATGCCCGAGTCGGTCTTTTGGTAGAAATCTCCAAAAACTCAGACTGAGGATAAGGGTTGATCTGTTGCGAACTAGATAGACCAGTAGCCATCAGTTTTCTCCTTGGCTTGCTTTGAGGTTAGCCGACACAATCACAGCGTTTACCGGGTCACTGATCGCCACTTCATAGATACGATCTCGCGCAGTACCCAAACGCCTCCAAATAGCACGATTGCGATACTTACCAAGCTGTCCAATGCTTACCCAATACTCACGCGACCAAGTGGAGCCACCGTCATTTGACCAGCGCAGCATAGCCTGCGGATTAGTCGTAGTAGGCGAGTTCTGAGCAATCTGGTCACCCAAAATATAAAACGCATCCGGTGGAATGGTCAACAGACCACTTGCGGAAATGTAATAGGTTGAACCAATATAGATTTCCGTATTGGAATAAACCTGAGTTGACAGACCCGTAGTTCCAACCCCGGGCTGAAACTGAATCTGAAGTTCGTCAAAATACTGACGCTGAAAGTCGGTTACCAAATGAGGAGCGCGTCTTATACGGCGAATGATCTGCCCATCATCCGTGTAGTTAGTCCGGTCAAGCATATAAATCTTGCCGTTTGAGTAATCGCCCACAAGCACCATGCCTTGAAACAAAGCGTTGCAGTTACCACGGTGGCGCTGATACGCACCTTCAGTAGACCAATAGAGCCACTTGTGCCACATTTGGGTTGTAGCGTCATAAGCCCATGTCAATTCCAAAGACGGAAACGATACGACATAGACTTCGTGGCCTTCTAACTGATAAGTCCAAGCAATAGCATCAGAAATATTCTGATTCGTCAAAGTATTTTCAACAGCGTGAGTGGAAATCCGTTGAGGAATATAACCATTCATTTGCATGATCTGGGCTTGACCACGGCTGTTTTGCGAAACATAAGCAAACGAGTTCCCAAGGCGAGACAAGGAAAATTGCGCCCCAATACCGTGTTGAGTTGACGTCCCTGGAATACGCTGGAACGGAAAAGGCACAGCGCCCACATCCGTCCAAACTTCAGAAGAAGCCTCACCCATTAAATAAACTTCGCGGTGGTCAACAATCAAAGCCACCAAATCATCAGGCGCAGCGTCTTTCAAAGCGTAGCTGGTAGAGCTAGACAATGGGCTTAACAGATCAGAAGCGCCCCATTCTTGCGTACCAGGGTCGTTATAGACAAAGTAGTTGTCCACAATGTCAATCGTATTGCCGCCACTAAAAGCGCCATCAGACGAAGGCAACACAGAAAACGCCAAGCCATACATTGTTTCGGAACTAATCGTATTAGCCGAGCTAATCGTGTATGTCCCTGTGCCGCCAGTACCCGTACCCAAAGCAGTAATAATTACTTTAGCCGGAATGCCTGCGCCCTCAATCGTCAAACCAACGTAAAGAGCGCCGCTAGTGACCGCAGTCACAGTTAAAGTAGTCCCCGACATTGAGCCAGTAAACAAACAAGTTACAGCAGCCGAATTAAGGCTTTCAGCAGCCACTGTCTGCGATAAATTGACCGTGTATGTACCAACCCCGCCCGTTCCCGTTCCAAGGGCTGTAATCACTGTTTCTGGCGTTATGCCAATACCGTAAACGGACTGACCAGCAGCCAAAGTTCCACTACTTACTTGCGTAACGGTTAACGTAGTCCCGCTAATTGAACCAGTAAAAATAGCCGTGGCAGGATTGCCAATTCGCCATGTGTAACGATAAGCACCATCCACAATGTTGACGTTAATGCCGTTATCAGAAATGCCAACCCGTCCAGAATTAGAGTTCAGCAAACCAACAACAGAAGGCGTAAGGTTTGAGCTAAGAACATAGACGTAAGGGCCGCAAACAGCAATCATTTGCGAGCCACCAGACAAAGTACGCATCCCGCGCACTTCTTGCTGGTTGGAAAAAACAACCTTGGTCGTAAGCCCTGGAGTTGGGTAAAGCGCAACCACCCCGCGATTGCCAGCTTGTTTAAGCGGGTCAATCTCAGGGAAGAAATTTATGCACTCTTGCGATTCTTGATAAATCGATGGTGCTTCATAACTTGGGCCTACAAATCCAAATTCCATGCTTACACCCTGCTTTCTGTATATGCACGAAATTTGACAATTCGTGAAATGTTGTTTGCATGAATGTTGAACATTTTTCCAATTTCAACAAAAGTTAAACCAGTTTTATGAATTAGTCTAACTTGTTCAGCTTGTTCTTGTGTCAATTTTGCTAAAGGATGTTTAGCACCTTTGGAACTTTTTGAACGACCCTTGTTTTTTGCGTCTTTATTGTTGTCGTTGTAATTTCCCAAAGTCATGTGATTTGGATTGCAACACAATCTGTTATCGCATTTGTGCAAAATAAATTGTTTTAACGATTTGTCTTTAGGCGCTTGAAATTCAATGGAATTTGGAAAAGTCAAACCATATGCAACCCTGTGAGCCGAATAAAGTTTTCTATTGATTCCAATGCTTCCATAACCTGTGCTGTTGGTGTGGCCTTGCCATTCCCAACATTCATCAGGATTTCCTTGTTTAATTAAATCCCAAACATCAGTAAATACTTTACGCTTTGCCATGTTAATACTTTTATTTTCAACTCAGCGCAAGAAGCCGCCAGAAAGTATCCAACCAGCATCCTTTGCGCGACCAACTAGCAGCGCATCCGCATATTGAGCGACCTGTTGCGGCCCCATGTTTGTGCGTTTCAAAGTTGCTTTGCCTTGTGCTGCAAATTTCATAATCATGCTGATTTGCGTTTGTGAGGCTTTGCCGTACATTGGCATTAGGCGTTCGGCTAGACACCAGCGCAAGGCCATTGAATAGCCTTGAGGGAGGACAACTGGCGAGGCCAAGGATTCGTATCGGCTGAAAATTGTGTCAGCAAACAAGTGCATTTCGCCTTGGGATGGGTTAGGCCAAACAAAAAGATTGCCTGAGTCTTCGCCAGGGTTGAAATACAGGGCTTTGGGCCAAGGGCCGTTTAGCGTTTTTAGGCCGATCAGTTCGTATTCTTGCAGTGACAGGACGGAAACTGGATAGTCCAAACCGCCGTTCAGGATTGGCTGACCGTTAGAACTGGTGTTGATTCGCACAAAAGCTGAGTTAATGCTCAAGGGCTTTTGATAATAAGCGGTGATTGTTGTGGAGGCTACCGTCTGATAATTGTTCAGTTGGTATGTTCCCACTTCGTTGACGTTACCGCCTGCGCCTGTCAGGAATTGGGTAATCTTTGTGCCTGCCGTGATTCCAGTGCCACTAAGGGTTTGCCCTTGGGCGATAGCGCCGGAGTTGATTCCGGTTACGGTCAGGATGTTGCCCGAAATTGAGCCGACAAAAGACGCGCCGATAAAGTTTGCTGTTGAAGGATTGGGGCCAATCGTGTACTGAGTTTGCCCTTGAATGATCGGGAAAATGATTTCAGTAAAGTTAAAGACAATCATGTCTTCGTTTGACCACTGATCGAGCATATCGTTCAGCATATCCAGCGCGTCTGCTGCTGCGTCCGGAGTCGGGGTTTCACCAGCCTCAAGAGCGCCAATGTCTTTAAGCGCACGTGAGATTATGTCAATTGCGGTGGTCATTTTTAGTCCTTAAACCGTAAAAGTCCCAGGCATCCAAGGCAGTCCTGATCGCTGTGGGGTTTTAAGCGCGTTTAGCTGCTTTTCTAGGTTTGATTTTATGCTACTTACGCCATCAACGGTAGAGGCATTTTCAATCCATTGAACAATCATTTCCTTGGTCACTTGGTCGTATGGAGTCACCATTGCTGGCGAGTCAAAGACCCAGTGGCCTTCAGAGGAAACCGAATACTGGTCATCATTCAAAGTTACGGTGTAACTTGCAGAAGTGATTAGGCCATCCAAAGATGGCGCATCAGTGATTTCCCAAACGTAGTTCATGCCGCAGCCCAAGGCAATGCTTGGCTTGATGGGCTGACAGGGGGCGTAATCAGGGAATCAATTTGACCCTGCACGCAGGCTTGTGCGCTTGCGATCTGGTTCTCAGGAATCCAGCCAATGACTTGAGCTTGAGTCAGGTCTGCGTAGGGTGTGAAACCTTCGCCTTGGGTGATGGTGAACTGGCTGTTGCCGCCAATTTCAGCGGTGTATTCACCGTCCACGCCAGTGACTTTCCACATAGCGTTGACAACAACGTCAGTTTGCCCATCCACTTGGGGCAGGGTGTACATCGCGGTGATGGTGGTCGAAAAAGTGGTCATGATTTAACCTTTCAGTTGAGATTGAAGTTGTGCGACTTGCGCGGAAAGTTCTTTGACTGCGTTGACCAAGTACCAAGTCAAATTGTCTGCGTCTACGGTCATTACGCCAGTAGATTCTGTTTTTACGCATTCAGGCAAGATTTGCTGAAGTTCTTGGGCAATGACGCCAAGTTGAACACCTTGTTTTGCTACGGCTTGCTCTTGTGGCAAATCCGTAATTTCTTCGGGCAAACGATATTCAAAGTTGCGAACTTGAATTTGGTTAATTACGCTCAAGCCAGTGTCATTGTTGACAATGTTTTTCTTGATGCGCTGGTCAGAGGTGATTGACCAAGCGGCAGAGTTGTTGCCTTGATAAACACCGCCACCATTAGCAAAAATATATCCTGTATTTGCACCTTTACCTGCGGTAGCAGCACCACCTTGTGTAGCAATAACTACTTCTTGGTTTACAGCACCAGAAGCTACTGCGTTAGCCCCAATGTAGATGCCATAAGCACCTGTGGTTATGTTGTTTCCTGCCAAATAGCCAAAGCAAGCATTACCAGCCCCTGTTGTATTGCTATACCCCGCCTGATAACCTACCGCAGTGTTGTTAGAGGCTGTGGTGTTGGAGCGGAGTGATTGAAATCCAACGCCAGTATTGCTCGTGCCAGTGGTGTTGCCAAACAGTGCCATATACCCAAGCGCGGCATTTGCTGTTGCTGAAGTATTTGATGCCAGTGACCCTGCGCCAACGGCTGTATTTGAATAACCAGTCGTGTTTGACTGCATTGGCCCCCAATTGCTAACACTCTGTTCTCTGCCACCGATCGCCACGTTTAAATCGCCAGTTGTATTAGATACTAAGGCGTTTGCCCCAACTGCTACGTTTTGACTGCCCGTAGTGTTTGAATACCCAGCCTGATAACCCACAGCAGTGTTGTATGAGGCTGTGGTGTTGGAGCTAAGAGCCGATGTTCCGACTGCTGTGTTGTAGTTTCCAGATGTAAGGAATGTCAACGCGCTTGTTCCAACAGCCACGTTTTCAGAGCCTGTTGATGTGTTTTGAGCGGCCCCAGCGTATTTGCCAACAGCCACGTTTGAAGAACCAGACGTTACTGTGTTCCCAGATTGAAAGCCAACATAAGTGTTTGCGGAACCAGTGACGTTGTATGCGGCCTGAGAACCAACAGCAGTGTTTTGAGAGCCATTTCCCAGTTGTAAGGCTGTGTATCCAATTGCAACGTTGTTCGCACCAGTGCTGTTTGTGTACAGCGTATTTACACCCACCGCAGTGTTGGAAGCCACAGCACCTGCACCACGGCCTACGGTGAGTCCTTGAATTGAACCTGCACCTGTTACTGTCAGCGTTGACGATGCTGTCAGTGTAGTAAAAGCACCAGTGTTAGGCGTTCCAGAGCCGATAGTCCCAGGCGCTGTATATACGTTGCTTGCCAACATTGTGTTGGTCACAGTACCTGTATCACCCGAAGTAATCATTGTTCCGGTAATCGCAGGGACGCTGATCGTGAACGTAGAAGCAGTGTTTGGGCCTGTCAGGTTAACTTGACCGCCGAGTGTTGCTTGAAAGACTAAAGTTCCCATGATGTTTCCTTATGGAGCAATGACAAGTTGAGAGGCAGTCAAAGCCCCTGTGCTTGGGTTAAATTTCAATTTTGTTGACGATACAGTCATTGGCAAATTGCCAGTTGTTGTGCTTACAAACGTAGGGTAATACGTTGCGTTTGTGCTTGTGTTGTCTGTAATCGCTGAATTTGTCGCATTTGTAGCCGTTGTCGCGGTCGTTGCCGAACTAGCGTTACCCGTCAAAGCGCCAACAAAGGTCGTAGAGGTCACCGAAGTCAATCCCGCTATGGTTGTGGCAGTGCCGCCCAATGAGATCGTTGTAGAGCCGATGGTTACGCTTGAATTGACCAATGCGCTGTTAGGAATGCTTGTTAGGTTAGCACCCGAGCCACTAAACCCTGTTGCGGTCAAGATTCCAGTAAACGGGTTAAATTGATATTTAGTCGAAGAAACGTATTCAGTCGCCAAGTTACCCGCCGTTGCCGAAGCAAACAATGGGTATCGAGTAGCGTTTGTGGTTGTGTCATCCGTGACCGTTGCGTAAGCCGCTGGAGTTGTCCAACTAGGTGCGCTTGTGCCGTTAGACGTTAAAACCTGCCCTGTTGTACCGTTTGAGACAAAAGACGTAGCGCCAGCACCTGTCTGGTAAGGGATTTGACTTGCAGCACCACCAGCCAAGTTAGTCGCTGTGGTTGCCGAGCTAACCACCAAAGTAGCGGGGTTAGTCCATGTTGGAGTTGCCGCGCCGTTTGTGGTCAGCAAATAACCCGCAGTACCCGCAGCTAGATAAGCCGTTACACCCGCAGAAGACTGATAAGGAAATGAATATGCCGTTCCAGCCGACAGATTTGTCGCATTTGTGGCATTTGTGGCGTTTGTAGCCGAAGCCACCGCACCGCTGACAATAGACCCCAAAATTGAAGTCAGCCAAGTAGGGTTTGAGTATGAACCAGTGGAATACAAACCGTTTGTAACCGTGGCAGCATTACCCGAAATGCTGATTCCCCATGTTCCGGTTGCGTTAGCTCCAGATACCGAAGGAGCGCCGATTGTGTTGTAGCTGACAGTTAAAGCCGATGCGCCGTTAAAGGTTGAACCCGTTACATCGCCTGCGCCGCCGTTGTTGAAAGTGACGCTGTTTGTCACGCTTCCCGCTGTCGTTGCACTAGCTGCGCTACCACCAATAGATAAACCGCTTGCAGTGCCTGTTAAACCAGTGCCAGGGCCGCTAAATTGGGTTGAGGCTGTGATAGTGCTTCCACCAACCGTAGAGCCGCTAATCGGCGTTCCTGTGATCGTGCCGCCTGTAATTGATACGTTGTTAGCGTTTTGGGTGGAGATAGTCCCTAACCCTGTAACTTGCGTATTTGCAATTGAGATGTTTACATCAGCCAAGGCGGTCAATTGGCCTTGAGCATTTACCGTGGCTGTCAGCGTCTTAGAAGCAGACCCAACCGAAGCCGCTGTAACACCAGTGTTGGTAATTGAAAATGTATTGGAAGCAAGCGATAAGCCTGTTCCGGCAAAGTATGTCCCGTTGCCAGAAAACTGAACAAAAGTAATTGCCGTGACGTTGATCGTGCCAGTGTCAGAAGAAGTGGAAACCCAACCTGTCTGAGCTTGTCCACCGTACAAAACAACTGTGTAAGCGCCTGGGACTTCTGCCCAAACGTCCATATCTGTTGCGCGAGTCCATGCGCTTGCAGAAGCAATGTAAATGCCGTTTTCAGACGATGTGCCTTGATTCTTGACCAAAACCCTGTCACCGGACAAAGTTGTGTAGCTGTCAATACTTTGCAGGCCAGAAAGCGAAATTGCCACCGTGGTGGCGCATTTAACCGCTTGTTTTGGGTTTAATCCCTGTGCAATTGAATCAACATAAAACTTGTTAGCAATATCCGTGTTTGAGGTCGGAGTCGTGCTAATTGTTCCGGTTGTCGTTGCAATGTTTGTGAATGTCCCCAATGAAGGAGAAATGCCGCCTATTACGCTACTGTCAATTGTGCTATTCGTAATCGCCAATCCAGATTGCTGTGGATTGATATTTGGATAGAACGGAGTTCCGGCAGGGCCAATTAGGTTAACCAACGTGAAAGTTGGCTCTGGCCCAAAAACGCCCTGAACAGGAACAAAATTGATGGTATTCGTAGAGGCGGCATTGGTCATTACGATTGATCCACAGAGGGAGTCAAGTAAACAAGGCTAGGGCCAGCGCCTGCGCCAATTGCGGTCACATAGCAAGGAGATTGCATATTGATTGGAGGGCAAGCCAAAACAATTGGCAATTGCATCAAAGCAGGCAACAAAAAGTCACCTGGAGTGCCATCAACAGGCAATGTAGCCGCATCAGTAGACAGTTGACTAAACCGAATAGCCACGTTTACAGCGCCAGTATTTAGGCAAGAAACGTAGTTGATTTGGTCGTTTGTCGTAGCTGTCAACTGTACCGCAGCGTGAGCAGAAGCCGTAACACTGAGTGCTACGGTTTTGCCACCAGTTCGGATAACAGATGTATTAGCCATGATTAGGCAGCAGTCGTAGGCAGTGGGCCTTCAACGCGAGTAATCTGCAACACATAAGTTCCTTGTGCTGGAGTTGCGCTGGCAGCAGTCACGTTCAAAAACTGAATAGACAAAACACCAGCGGTGTAGCAATCAGATTCGCCGGGCAAAATGCCAGCGGTTTGAGTGCTAGTTGCGCCAACAGTTTGAACAATATCAGTTGTTTGCAGGCCAGGGACGCTGAAAGTCTGAACGGCGCTTGTGTAAGCAGCGACAGCAGCGGGAGCCAAAGATGGGCCAATGTAGAAAGTTTCGTGGCTATTACCACGGGTCACGGTCGTAGAAGACATGATTTATTCCTTTGCAGAATGGTGAAATTATACCGATAAAAGAAAAAAAGCCACCCCTTTTGAGGACGGCTTTTTCTCTCAGCATTACGCCCTATTTTTAGAATGGGACGCTGAAGTCGTAGCCGTAAACGTACACATCAAAAGTAGCGCCTGGGACTGCGGTAGTCAAAGCAGCGGTCACGTTCAGATACAAGTTCTGAACAGTGTTTGCAGTGGTTTGAGCAGTAGGAGCCACCAAAGACACACCAGCGGTAGAGGACAAGTTTGCAGCGGTGATAGCACCGTACAAGCTAGAGCCACCGGAGGTGGTAGCGATACCCAAAGCCAGACCCGTAGGGGTCACGGCAGCGCCAGAGTTGTTCAGGTTGGTAACAATCAGAGATTGCAACAAGAACACCGAGGAGTT